GGCGTCGAAACTCTGCACGCACGTACTGACGGCGACCGATCCGAGTCTAGCGACGTTCGGCGGCGGGCTGGCCGACGAACCAGACGCCGAGATCCCAGCCTACGACGAGGTGGTCAGCGATGACTGAGCAACTCGCCGAAGCGCATAGCCGCATCGACACCACGGACGAACTGGTCCGTCGGGTGGACTCGGAGTTGTCGGCCCGCGAACGTCGGGAACGCCGCGAGCGCAAGCGCGCCGAGGCCGGGCTGGCGACGCGACTGCGGTGGTCAATCTTCGGGATGGATCTCTCCGAGGTCGACGAGTTGACCGACGTGCTCGCCGACGCCACGGGAACGACGCCCGAGGAAATAGAGCGGGGAGCCGAGGACGTCGACATGGAACTGGTCGACATCGAGGCGGTACCGGAGCGACAGCCGATTACGTGGGGGTCCGAACAGTGACCCGAACCATCACCGCCGTCGATCTGTTTTGCGGCGCGGGCGGATTCAGCGAAGGGCTCCGACAGGCCTGCGAGGAACTCGGCAACGAGCTCCAAGAGGCCGCGATCGACCACTGGGACCGAGCGATCGAGACGCATGAGGCAAACCACCCCGACGCCCACCAGTACAACTCGAAGGTCGAACAACTCCACCCGCCGGAGGTCATCCAGAAACTGACAGGCGAACAGCGCCCGGACGTCGACCTCCTCATTGGCGGTCCCGAATGCACACACTTCTCGCGAGCCCGTGGGGGCAAACCCGTCTCGGAGCAACGGCGCATGAGTCCGTGGCACATTCTCGACTGGCTAGAGAAACTGAATGTTGAGGCGTTCGTGATCGAGAACGTCCCAGAGATTCAAGATTGGGGCAAAGTAGACGATGAGGGTCAACCCGTCCGCGACGGCGCGATCTTCGATGCGTGGGTCAACGCGCTCAACCAACTCGGCTACGCCGTTGACTGGACCCAACTGGTGGCCGCCGATTACGGCGACCCAACCACCCGCGAGCGGTTCTTTATCATCGGTCGACGGGCTGGAAGCGTCACCTTTCCCGAACCTACCCACAGCAACGTCGACCCCGAACTTCCCGATCACCGCACGGCCGCCGAGATCATCGACTGGTCGGACCTGGGCGAGTCGATCTGGACGCGCGATCTGACGAACAATCGCATCCACTCGCCGCCGAAGGACACGACGATGCAGCGGATTGCCGAGGGCGTCCGTCGACACTGCGACGACCGCCTCGAACCGTTTTCCGACGTGCTCGAAACACTCGGACGAGATGAGATCCGACACCTTCGAGAAAAGCGCGTGGTCGACGCGGCCGACGCCGAACTACTCGCTCAGTCGACCGACCAGCCCTTTCTGGTCCGAACCGAGGGCGTCGACGAACCAGCCGAGTCGATCTTACTGCGACAGCAGACCGGCGGCCACTCATACAACATCAACGACCAGCCAGTGCCGACGATAGCCTCACGAGGCGCCCACGCGATAGTGACTATCACTGAGTCGTTGATCATGCTGAAGAACGGACTGCACGGTGGGCTACACAGCAACGAGTTGTCCGACCCACCCCGTCGACCGTTCCATTCGGCGACGACCGATCCACGGGCGAAGCTCGTCTCGCCGTACCTCTGCCCGCTCCAGAATCCGTACGCCGGACGGCGCCCACGCACACGGGCGATTGATCGGCCACTGATGACGGCGCTAGCGTCCAAGAGCCCGGCGGCCGTCTCGACGCCGTTGGTCCGGCCGTTCATCGACGACTACGAGGGGCCAGCAAAGTCGGTCGACCGGCCGTTGGGGACCGTCACAAGCCGCGACCGGTTCGCACTCTGTGTGCCTGAACTCTGGCCGTGGGGCCTCGATATCAACTACCGGATGCTCCAGCCGCGCGAACTCAAGCAGGCCCAAGGCTTCCCAGCGGACTACGAGATCGTCGGGGCGAAAGCCGACCGAACCGAGCAGATCGGCAACGCCGTCCCGGTGAATCTGGCGTCGAAACTCTGCACGCACGTACTGACGGCGACCGATCCGAGTCTAGCGACGTTCGGCGGCGGGCTGGCCGACGAACCAGACGCCGAGATCCCAGCCTACGACGAGGTGGTCAGCGATGACTGA